TGCCACCAGAGTGCTATCACGCACTCTGTCCCAAGCTGCTCCCCGGTGATCACTTTCGTGATTATCGCTCCAGCGACATTAGTCTTTGCCACTGTACATTTGAGAGTTTTGCTCAGAAAGACTGTACCCATTGTGTCGCTCCCGGGGTTTTACTATCCATACACTCGTTCTATTACTTGGATAAAGGTGTCCTGTGGAATTATTTGAAGGAAACAGGTTTATCTTTGATCATCGTGGTTCATCACTTTCCCGAGGAGAAAGGAAAACTCGGAAATGGTGAAATGACCTATGCTACTTCCGGTGATCGAGTTCAATGTCAGCTAGTCAACGCAGCTGATAGGAATAGAGTGTTGGTTGACACTTTCGAACACGACTCGTGTTCGTTCTTGCTCAAGCAGACACATTTGCCCTTCGCTGAGGGGTCGGTGGTCTGGCACCATGATGAGCAAGTTGGGGATCACCACATATACACCATGAAGTGGGTCCCCAACACATTCTCTCGACCCGACATCACCTTGGCAGCCGCACTGGGCCGCCTAGATGGGAATGTGGAACTGTCATTTTTGAATGCCGCAGCGAAATATCAGACTGTGGCATCATTAGTGGACATCGAGTCATGCACATCGTGGGCAGGGAATTTGACCATGCGAGGAAAAACCGTCACCCTGACCATACCCTCCGCTGTGTTGGCGGAGGCGAGAGTGTTCATTTCGTGGAAGACGAGAAATGCTGACACATACAATGCCTTGGTTAACGTCGTAAAGGCCTCTTGTTTCAGATACCACCTGTCAGATAGTGTGCGCCAATCGGCCATCACCGTCATCCCACCCATGGCTTTCGTCATGGACCTTGAGGAGGAGTTCTCAAACATGGCCCGGATGCATGGGCCCTGGTACCGCCGGTTCTTGTGGCGGTGGCTGGGTTGGGGACTGCCAGAGCGCATGCGTGTACACCAGCACGCAATGAAGTGGGAGGAACAACCCATTATCAATTACCGAGCAGCTCTGGTGTTGGGTGGATTGTCCATCCCGACCGCACTCCTCTTGTTCCTAATGCGGCAACGCATTTTGCCCCTTTTCCGACGGTTGTTCACATCTGTTGGAGGAGCTGCCCTTGCTGTGCCTTGGCGGTCCCTTCTCAGCACCGTCGCGCTCGTCATGCGCATCCGCTCCCTGGTACCGCGACTCTCCTTGTTGGACCATGTCGCCCCAGGATGGGCCGCCCAATTGGCTAGACCGATTGACGGCGACCTGTTGGCGGAAACAGCCGAGCGTTTCTCCTGGGTGGCCTATCTAGCACCCAGGTACTTGGCTCGCCACGGCACCGAAATTTTTGGTATCACCGTGGCAGCCTTGTGGGAGGAGTTGCTGAAACGCCTCAACCCGGCTGTCCCTATGGCTTTGTCCATAGTAGAGTCGGCTTGGGCTCGCGAGCCGGTGTGGGTCGGACTGTTGCGATTGTCCGCGCACATCATTCTCTCTGCGATCCCGTTGCCTGCAGCCGTGGTGTTCCATGCCCTCCACAATGTGGTGTGGCGATGGAGTGCCAGCAGCCCACTTGGCGGTCCTCTGCGACTGCGGCTCCTCCTGGCCATTGTACCCTTCGTCATTGGCCTTTTCTTCTGGTGGAGAAAGCGCCCGAATCTGCGCAAATCCATTGAGGACACCTATGAAGCCAACCGAGCAAGCACCCCTGTGCAGACCACTGTCTCGTTGGACGAGGTTGTTCGCCTCAACTCCACCAATTATGGCACAAGAGTGTGTGCACCTGAGTCCGGGATCATGTCTGGACAACAAAGGGCCATGCTCAAGACTGAGGTCAAGGAGAAACCCGCATTAGTCGGGTCATTCCTCCGAGCATCACGGTTGCCAGTCGTGGTTGGCAGTGACATTCTAAGCCAAGAGTTGGCTGTCACCCGCTGCAATCGACAGCACAAATATAGTGCTGCCACGCTGGCCGTTGCCCTCACTGTGCCCTGCGGTGACTCTTTCCACGTGTTGCACCACCTTTTTGAGGTGTTGCCACGAGCCTACAAGACCGTGGAGGAGTTCATTGATTACGTTGGCCGGAATGACCGGAGCGCCAAACAAAGCGCTTTGATCAGTCCGGGGTTCTCGCACAGCGTTTTCATGCCCGCATTTTCCCCCGTGTCATTGACAATTGACATGCGGGAGTACCAAGATTGTGAACCCTTTCTATTTGAGGAGTGGGTCAAAAGATATCCAAAAGGAAAAGCAGCCACACTGCGTGAAGCGTTTTACCACGTCCAATTGTATGGCATGAATGCTGTCGATCTAAAACTCACATCGTTCATCAAACGCGAAAAATACATGTGGTCCGACCTTTATGGACTTGACCCCACCAAATTGCCCAGAATGATAAATGGCACATCCACGACATACAATGCACGATTTGGGCCATTCTTCTGGAAAGCAGCCTCTCTGCTCATGGAGCTCAACAATCTACGGTACAACAGCGACTACCCCTCGGGACACACCCTCTTCACTCTGCAAGCCGACTACAGCTACATCTTGAACTCGTTACGTCGGATCAGTTTTGTTGGGGAGGATGAAAAATGTCCTGAGGTTTGCATTCGAGATTGGTTCTGGACTGTCACTGGTGATGATGCCCTCATTGTCATGTGTATACAGGTTGGCAACAATTGCTTTTATCTCACCGTTATGGTGGATGCTAGCAAGTTCGATGGCAATCAAAGTGCCATCGTCGCGCTGTGGGAAATAGCAGCGTATGTTCGCATGGGAGCACCACCCCAGTTCATCCAGGATTATCTTAACCGGCCCTTTCGCGGTACCACTTACAGCGGGCTGGTGTTCGAGCTTTTGTGGCAACGGGCTTCAGGCGCACCCAACACGACTTTAGGAAACTCAGTCACAATGGGCCTGATCTGTTCTGTTGCCATGGTTCGTTTTTCGAATGCCCTCTTCCGATTGCCCCGACCCATCACCTCGGATGACTGCGCCCGACTTTTCGAGCAGGTCCTTGGTGAGGTGGGCAATGAGGTTCGCTGTCCTCTTGAAGCCGAAACCAATGTACACCCACGGATCGTAGTGGCTCAAGACCACTATTATCTGCCTTGGTTTGCTCAAAATGAGTATTGTTCCGGGCTTTGGTACATTGCCCAGGATCTAGGCTTCCAAGGTGGCTTGCGGGTTGCCCCCGCCTTTGGTGTGTTGATTGGTCGATTCCTGGCACGACAGGGTTGGACCATCGATGCACATGACGATCATTATGCGTATTTGCATGGGGCCATGATCTCTTTGAGGCCCTATTGGAACCACGTACCAGTTGTGCGCGCGATCGCCATGAAAACCATTGAACATTGCAAGCGTCACGATGAGCGAATCTTCTATGATCGCGGTGAATCATTGCCAATGCCCAAGATAGTCAATCACTTCGAAGCGTCTGAGGAGACGTATGAGATGGTGACTTTGCGATATGGCGTGACCAAAGCCAGGGTGTTGGAACTTGAGCAGATAATTGCACGGACGGACTGGCCCATAGTGTTGGGAGAAGAGTTCGACGTCTTTAACTGCGACCTATAAACGGATTGGAGTGTTGATTTGTAATTTGATTAGCGTTATGTCGGGATATTCTGGTGTGTATCATCATGAGACTAGACACTCATATGTTGTGCCACATGATCCCGTAGTAAACTTTTCACATTTTCGAACCACACTTCGCGCCAGTCGTAGGTCTTCACACGCGCCATTAGAAATAGTAGCAGAAACTGACCGCGAATATTGGGCCACCTCCGCCAATTGTATAGAGTCCAATTGACGAAGAAAATGAAACAGACTCAGAAATCT